CCACTGGTGGTGTTTCTTCTGGCTCTGGCTCTGGCTCTGGCTCTGGCTCTGGCTCTGGTTGAGGCTCCTCTTGTATGGGCCCCCTGTCGGCAGCCTCCTGTATCCTCTCTTGGATCTCGTCCATCTGTCTCTCGTACTCGCCGACCGGTGGATGTGCGGAGTCCGCGAAGTCAGTGTGGGTGGGTAGAACCTCCTCTGCGACATTGACCCACTCAGGCTTGAAGAGTCGATCGATCTCCGGTCTGGTTCTGACGTTCATCATAGCCGCCTTGAATGGTGCGCCAGTCTTCTCGCACAACCACTCGAGGTATGCAGCATGCCCATTCCTGTTGAAGTATCGAACTCTCTCTATGTCACTTGGCCACATCTCTATCCCTCAACTATGCATCAGCGTGTCCTTGGCTATAACGTGTACCGTCTTTGGAAGTATCTTCAAGGTGGATCGCAAGGGGCCCTTGTCCTCGGGTATGGGCAAAGGGGCCTCTACGATGAAGTAGTCGTCCATCACGATGTCGATTGACTCCCTCGTTGCACCTGCACCCTGCTTGGTGAAGGACAGTCGTATCATATCGGCATCGGTGGTGTCGCTGGTGTCGTCGTCGTAGTGGTCCACTGCCCTTCTCATCTTGTGGTAGAAAACCGGGTCGTCAACGATGATCTCCATCTCCAAGTCATACTCAGTCTTGCCCTCGACTGCCAGAGATGGGTTGCGTGTCCCAGCAAAGGGGACTTGGTCCGTCTCGGAGTCAGCGACGTTCGCGCCATTGACGGTGTAGTACTGCTGGACGCCAGTGGTGCCATTGAGGTTGAAACTGACGACTTGACCGACCTGTACTCCTGCCACTGTAATAATCCCATTGTAGAACATGAAGGGCTTCTGGGTCCTCTTGGCGATGCCTGACTCCTTCCTCTTCACCTCGGTGTTGGCAGTGTCCTCGAAGAGCCTGTGCGTGTCGTACCTGTCACCCTTGGTACCCGTTTCGAGTCTCCCAGTGTCCGTGTAGACAAGTGCCGAGTCGAAGTCGACGGTCAGCCTCAGTGCTGCGTCGGTGTCCGCTGTGAGGTTGAAACTCGTCACCTTGCACCCACGAAAGACTCGTGTGAGTTGCTTGGAGTCGCTGTTCGACCCATCGGTCGTTCCCTCATTGCTGTCAGTGTCCCTCCTCCTTATGCTGACCTCCATGGCGAACGATGGGATATTCGTACGTGAGAATAGTATGCGCTCGACTGGGTTCGTTATCAGCCCGTAGTTGGTGTTCGTGGTGGTCATGTGGGGGCTGCCCCTTGTGCTGTCAGCCTCATACTTCAGGAACTTGATGCTGGTGTTATCGGCGTGGGAGAAGTTCAGTGGGTCATCGACCCATATCCTACCTGACCCGGAGGAGTCTGATATAGCCACGATCCTGCGTATCTCTTGCTTGACAGCCTTGCTCAATATTGAATTCGCTCCATTGGTGGGCCATGTCCCGTCACTCGCGGTCTCCCTGTAGGTCTTTATGTCGGTGGTGTTGGTGTCAGCGATTATGACGTAATCACCAGCACCGACTGCTGCTGGGCTTGCACCGTTTATCGTAGGGGCAGATGAGCCACCATCGTACGTGAATGAGGAGTCGCCTTGTGAAATGACGGCATCAGTCAGGAACGTAGCACCTCCTGTCTGGAGCGTCCCACCAGTGGCGGAGGTCGCCTCGTGTCCGAGGCAGTAGTACATCCATCTGGCATTGTGCATGTTGGACTCGAAACTACCACCTGTGTTGAGGAACCTACCCGGAACCTGAACAGCCACGTCACGACCTAAGCCAACGACGTGGTACCTCTTGAGGTCGACCCTCGTCTCAGGTAGTGATATCGTGTTGACGAGTCCTACGAACTGGTCCGTCAGTACTCGCTCTGCGCTGCTGGAGGCGGTCGCATTGTAGGTCATCGACACGTCCATCGACGGTGTTGCGAACGGTAGGATCTCCATGACATCATTCGTCTTTGATTCCTTTGCGCTACTATGATCCACCTTCAATGCGGGTGTGATGGTCAATTCTGTCGCGCTGCTTACTACGGCATGCTTGATGATGGTGTAGGAACGACCAGAGACGGAGAAGTCATCATCAGTGCTAAACTCAGGGCTAGTGCTCTTGATGCTGAAGACTACCTTGGAGCCCACGAGCATACCTATGGGGAACGCGAGTATTCCATTATTGACTGGGGTGGATGCTGCACCACCGCTGAAGGTGATGATGCTGGTGTCCTTGACGAGGTCGCGGTTCCCCGCCTTGGCGATGAACTTGAATGATCCTGCGTAGTCGTGCGGTAGCACCACACCCGTCTCATGACCGAATGTGACTTCGGTCAAATCTCCCTTATACACTGTCGATGGCATGCCTACACCTATGGGATGAGTTCTGCGAAGATAACAACTTCGACTTGAAACGTAGTTCTGAAGAGTAATTTGGTCCTATCGGAGAGATCCGTACGGGTCTTGTACACGAGCCTGTCCATGTTCGTGCCGTCCCCCTTCCTCTTGGTATGAATGATTCTACGGATCTCATTCTCCATCAACTGCTGTTGTTTGCGGCTTCTCATGGTTCTCGCATCGAGTGTGATGTTTATCCTAGTGGTGACGAAGTCGTAGAGGAGTTCGGGCGTCTCCTCATTATGCGCTGTCTCGAAGACGATGACGTAGTCCCTGTTTCGCATGTCGAGGCGCTTACCGGTCTCCGGGCTGACATCAGCGACGTCGATGATCACGGGCTTGATGCCATCCGTGTTGCCCCTGTTCCAGTTCTCGGTGAGGACGTCGATGACGAGATTTATTCCCTCACTGAATGTTGCGACCACGCTTCCTCACCACCGTTCTCTCGAATGCCCGTATGGCACTGTTGTTCTCCACCTTTCTCAAGTACGACTGGGTGTCAGGGACTATCGCCCCTCCCTTGAGATCGAGGTCGTAGTTGTCATAGAGTGTGTTCTCACTCACCATTCGGGATTCCACCCTAGAGAGCGTACCCTCGTCCAAATCCTCCCCATCCGCTATGTCAGAGAGGTCCCTCTCCTCCTGCTCTATCCTCTCCCTCTGGGATTGGGGGCTCTGTGAGAATGCGTCACGTAGTTGGTTCTGCAGTTCGTCGTTGGCCTTGAAGTGATCAGTGACTTGCTTGAGCAGCAGTTTCGTCTCGAACGATGGTCTACTCAAAGGAGACCACCTCGATGTACCGTGGTAGCGCCCTGTCGATGTCCTGACGGTAGAGTTGGATCTTGGATGCGAGGTCAACGTTCTGTGACCCCTCGGGTATGAGGACGCTCCTGTCATCGCTGAGGAGCAACTCGATGGCCACCATCTTGGTGCAGATGTCCTCGATGGCCTTCTCCAAGTACCTCTCTCCGTAGACATAGGCCACCTTGACGGCGTTGTACTCGAAGAACGGGTATGAGTTGTTGAAGTAGATGATGCCCAGATCGTGGTCGAGCCAGTAGTCACGGAGCCTTGCCCTGTCACCGCTGGAACTCCCACCCTGTAGGTCAACCACGAATAGGTTCTGGGTCACAGTGAGTCCATTCAGGTCATCCACTGATGAGCCTACGACGGAGGCGCAACCAGTGAACGTGGTGCTCGTCTTGCCCGTGTACCTGATGGCGGTGTCCCCAACTGACAGCACCCCAGCAGCCGCGAAGCCTGATGTGGAGTCAACGGTCAGGACAGTCGTGGTGGCATTGCTGACGACTGCTGTATTGGTCGTCACTTGGTTCAACTCTATGTTGCTGTCCGTGACCACGATGCTGCATGACTCACCAGCCTGTGTGGATCTCATGCTTGTTATCTTGACTTGGCCGCTACCATAGTCCGCGTTTGCGGTTGCTAGAAACTCGTTATGTACTCCTACATTGGAAGTACTACCCTCGAGGGTGAAGGTTGGTGAAAACTCAACGGCTGCCTTGCTGACCCTGTCCTCCTTGTTGATGAGGTCAGCGAGGTTCTGTGCTGTGGTTATCTTGTCGAAGTCTGCCCTCCATTGTGTGCTTGACGTCCCTGTCGTGAGCGTAGCGGCGCTCCCATTGCCGGGAGACAGGATGATGGAGCCTGACAGTGATCGTGGGTCGTCCGGTATCTTGATGCGAGCCTCGGATGCACCTATCTCCCTGTAGTCATCACCCTGCCACAACTCGATGCGTAGCATCTGTTGGACATTGCGGAAGAGGAGTGGTGTGGTACCGACATAGTCGGTGTAGTATCGTCGCCTGTATGGCTTGTAGGTGTCGAAGTTGATGTACTCCGCAGCGACGAGGTTCGGTCTCCATGAGTTGTGCGTTATGTTGTCTATCCTGTCTTGCACACGGAGGATGAGTTGCTTGACCTTGTCGAATGTGACGCCCCTCGTCCTACCGTTGGTGAACGACGCCGTGTTCTGCACGAAGGTGTTGTCTGCGCTCTGGTAGTCCGCTGCCGTTATTGATGATGCGAAGCCAAGTCTCACACCGTTGATCGTCGATGTGATGGCCGTGATGGTGCGCTCCAGACCAAGGGGATCGGCATCGCTGTAGATGAGTATCGTGTCTCCCACAGCGAACCCGATGTTGCGATAGTTCGCACCAGTCACGAAGACCCCAGTGCTCTCTGAATCTGCGCTCACTGCCACAGCGTCCTGTGGGCCGATCTCGAGGAGGTCGGCGACCTTCTGTGGTGTGGTGTAGACGAGGGCCTCTGGGTCAAGGGGTCTAGTCTCTGGCTCACCGGGACTGAAAACTTGTGGCATCTACAGTCTGGCCTCCTCACTCCGTGTCGCTAGGTTGTACTCCATTGGTCTTTCGCATGCACCGCATGTTTCCCTCCACATGAAGTGTAGGAATCCACAGTGCTTGCAGCGCGTACCAGCGCCTATGTTGAGCACGTCGCCTACGTTCTTGTTCCGTTTGCGCTGCTCGGATGTGACACCGGCGAGGGGTTTGTCCTCTGAGAGAACATTCCCCTCCCCGATGCTTGTTGCGTATCTCACGTTCTGCTTCTGTGCCACTGAGAGATCATCGATATCAAGCGTTCTTAACTCGAACCCCATGCATATCCCTCACTCTCATGGTTTCTGATAGACGATTAGGAAGACATTACCAAGGACCATGATCGGTTCTACTGATACTATCTTAGCACCGTCGTAATCAGTTAGGGCCTCTATAGCAGTGGTCATGCTGGTGCTTAGAGCACCGTCATTGCCTGCTCCGCTAAATTGCTTAGGCGTGAACGGTCCTAGTACTTGTAGTGCCTTAACCATCGGGTTCACCTACCGAATCAACTTCGTTGACCCATAGCGAACCATGTGCCGTCTTGACCGTTGACGTTCTGTATGACCAAGGTAGTTCCGTTGATCAGTGCGAACACTCCATCGACTCCTGCACCACTTCCGGGGGTGCTGCTACCGGCGTTAGCGCCAGCGGCAACGATTGTGGCAAGTTGACTTGAGAGGTCTATGTTTCCTCCTGCGTCACTTCCACCGTTGGTGAAGGTGCCGGTCACCATGAGTAGGTTGCCGACTGTTGTTGGTCTTGTGTCTATTGTACTTTCAAATGCCATGTATTAATCACTCTCCTGTTTCCTGTTGTTCCTCAACTGGAGGCTCCTCATCTAATACTTCCGGCTCTGGTGCCGGGGGGTTCAGATGCTGGTCCACGAGTTGAAGCAATTTCGTTTTTGTTCTGTATGACGATGCGGCGAACTCGACACCCTGAGATCCGAGCCACGCGCTGATGTCAGCACGTCGCCACGAATCGTCAGGTATGCCGTCGTTCCCCTCATCGACCGTTGGGGCCTCGTCACCTTCAAGGGTGAAGTAGGGAGCCACCAGTCTTGTTCGCCACTGATCAACCCATTCTTGTGAGACTTCCCTAACCTCTCCCCTTGTCCAATCAGGCGTGTAAGCGTCGGGGCTTCGCCTGTAGAACGAGGGTCCATTGTATCGCACAGAGGGCACTTACCCACCTCAGTTGTACAGTATCATCACTGTGGTCACGTTTGCCGAGCCGCTTAGGTACTGCAAGGTTGCTGTTAGTCCTGTGAAGGATGCTCCAACTGCTACTGCTGATGTACCGGCATCGGTGCACATAACGCTCAGGATCGCTGATGCTCCGCCACCGAGGATGATTGTCTCACCATCTGCGCCGCCTGTCACGTTGATTAGTGCCAACTTTGGTGCTGGGTCGTACCCGTTTGCTCCATCCGAGTTAGATGCGTTGAACGTACCGGGACCCCCACCGGGGTACGATACGTCTGCTGCTCCATCAAGGTGTTCGGTAGTGTCCATGGAACCCGCTCTGAGTTCCCATGCCCCTACTAGGGTTGCTGTTGCTGTTCCGCTTAATGTTAGTTCTTCTGCCATATCTTTTCACCTTACCTATTTGTTATCTCCAATTCAGGACAGGTCCCTCACGCTACCATGTGCTCCGAAGAAAGTGGTCCATATCTCACCCATGGTTCGGTATAGCCCTTCCTGACCTAGTCTGTTGATGGCGAATGGGTCACCAGTCTCGATACCACTCTCGTAGTACTGAGTTGGGATTGCTGTGCTGAAGTACACGTAGTCAGTGTCGAGGAAGTACATCCTGCTGATACCGTCTTTCACAACGTCCTTGGATGGTATGATCGGGACACCGTTGTAAGTTGCCACGATGAAACCAGCCTCGATACCGGGAACACCCTTCACACCGTTGTAGGTGGGGGTCACTCTCTTCTCTTCCATGAACCTCTGCTGGGACTGTAGCAGTTGCTGTAGTCTCATTAAGGTGTCATATCCAGTCAGGATGACCTTCGGGTTTCCACCGCGCTCCCAGATGTTCTGGAAGAGCGTGTCCAGTTGGTCTAGGCTGAGGGCCCTGTTCGTCGAACTTGCGTTCGCGTTGTCCTCAGCGAAGGACCATGTGTTGGCGCTTCTGTCTATGGAGTAGATGTCCTCGTCTCCAGCGTCGTAATGGGTGCCTGATGCCATCTGGTTGTTGCCAGTTGTGATTCTGTCCAACGACTCGAAGTTGTTGGCAGCGACGGTCGTGACGTCCGTGAGGAGCATCTTGTTGACCATCTCAGCGTGGTGCTTGCCCATCTCTTCCTTCAGTACGGATCGGATGTCTCCGAGACCGTCGTCCTTGTCAGCAAGGAAGATCGCAGTCTCCGACATGTCGAAGGTGTGTGCGATCGTCTTTGGCTTTGCAGCGATGTGCTGGAAGGTTGGTCTCACAGTCTCAGGCAGTGTTGCGTTCTCAGCAACTCCGCCGTGGAGTGCACCGCCGTTAGGCTTCTCTGTGATGACTCTCCAGCCGCTCCTGTCCCAAGGTCTCTTGGGTAGGATGCTGAAGGCGTTGAACTCTTGGTTCAACTGCGACCAGACCTTGCGCCCGTAGATTGCTTGGTAGGTACCAGCAGTCGTGGACAGCATAGGGCTGTCAGCCTTGAGCAACTCGCTACCGGAGTAGGAGTATCCCATTGCGTTTCCAGCGCCGTAGTAGTAGCGCTCCATGTCTGTTATTGTTCGTACGTAGTCTCTTGCCATTCATAATCACCTCTGTGTTTTACTTAGGCCCTCCTGAAGGCCTTGTTTGCGAGGTTGTGCACCTCGTCCCACGACATTGACGCTAGGTCAGCGGTGGAGGGAACATCTACTGATGGCACGGACTCGGACTTGGCGATGGTCTCGCCAGTCTCTGCTGGGTTGCTGATTGCCTCGACTCTCTCCGCTAGGGAGGCGATCGACTTCTGGATATCATCGAGAGGTCCTCGTGCATCGAACTCGAGAGCAGCGGCTTTTGCGATCTCCTCGGAGCGCTCTTGCTCGTAGCGGGATGCGAACTGTCCCTCTAGGGATTTCTTCATCTCTGCCTCTAGCATGGCTGCTTTGTAGACTTCGTAGGCTGCTTCCACGTCAGTCGCGGATACGTCCTCTGGGTTAAGGTAGTCGGACTTCTCTAAAGTGGATTTCTTGCCTTTTCCACCAGTGCCGAAGTTGGCTTTGGGTACTTCTGGCTTTCCGTCTACGGTCTCCCTACCGGGTGCTTGCCCACCGAAGTAGGAGCCACCGTCTCCGATGTCGCTGGGGTGGGAACCGAGGTTCGCCTTTGCCACGTCATCGAAGTGGGTTCGAGCACCCTCTACATCCACACCAGCGGATTTCAGGGTGCTCTCCATCCAGTCCAAGTACTCGGACGAGATGACGTCAGAGTACTCGTCGGACTTTTCTACGTCCTCAGATTTCTTCTCGTCATCTTTGCCGTGTTCCATCATCTTGTCTTTCTCGTCCTTCATATCTTTCTTGTCGTCTTTCATGGCTTCTTTGAGTTGAGGAGGCATCCCCTTCTCAAAGGCATCCAGTCGACCTTCCAGACGCGAGAGGACGTCAGTCATTTGCGTCATTACGTCATTTTCTTCTGTCATTTTTGTCACCTTTTGTTTTTCTTTGTCTTCTTTTAAAATCTTGAACGTCGCCTCTGGATTGATGCCTCGCTCGCAGATTGTAATCTCATGCAGTTCCAACTTGCTGATCTCTTGGTAGTCTCCGTGCTCGGGGTCAGACTTCCTCACTCTCTTGAATGCCTGACCACCGATGCTGAATCCCCTGAGTGCTCCTTTGCGGATTTCAGCAGCGACTTCCTTTGCTTTCTCAATGTCGTCTCGTAGTGATACAACCACAAACATGCCGACATCGTCAACTTCGCTTTTCCAGAACCTCCCTTCGTTATCAGTGTATGATGGTATTACTTCCCCGACTTGTATGTTTGAGTGCGCTAGTTGCACGTTTCTGAATTTCGGGTCCTCCATGTATTTCTTGAATGCGTCTTTGAGTGCTTGCTTGGTTATCTTGTCGCCTTGTTTGTCCACCACTTCGACACTGGCATAGCCAGCGACGACGAGGTCACCACCCTTGAGCAATCGGAGACTTGACTCCCCTGTTGCACGTAGTGGTTGTGACAACACAGTATCACAGTTCGTTCTGTCATACTACATATATGAAGCGGCAACGTATTATTCCTGCTTCGTATTAATCTCTTCCTCGGAATCGCTTGACTGCGAGCGTTTCTTCCTCTGTCTGAGGGCCTTTGCCTTGGGATACTCCTCCTCGGGGTCCTCCTCCGGTCTCTCCTTCATGTCCCAGTCGGGCAACGACATCTCTGACGTGAGTCTCGTCGGTCCCCTTGGGCTCTGTATTCCACTGCCCAAGTCGATGCCCAAGCCCTTGGCACCAGTCGTGTTGAACATCTGCTCCTTCTCGAGGACGTCGAGTGCCCGCTCGAGCACCTCCAATGCCTTCTTCATCTTCGGCTTGAGTAGGATGTTCTTGTCCTCTGGTTTCAGGATGCCAGCACTCTCACCCTCGATGACCTTCCTGCGGTGCTCCTGCTGCTCTTCGCTTGGTGCAACCTCGCTCTCTGCCTCCTTCTGCCTCTCTATCTTGCCCTTCAGCATCATGCTGGCGACCTCGCCCCAGAATGGCTTGAGGCTCTCGGATAGTTCTATGCTGTAAGTATCCATTCCCATATCGGACAATGGTGTGGTCGGTGAGTGCACCCAATATCCTAGGCTGCTCTTCTCCAAACTGTATGTGACCATGCTCTCGTTGGGTAGTGTGACAAGCAGGGTGTTGTCCATGATGTCGATGCCATGTGGGAGATGCACTGGTGGGTATGCCTTGGCGAGTATGGAGAGCGTCTCCATTGAGACACTGGACTCGCCTTGTCCCTCGCCGACCAACTTTGACGGGTTGATCGTGAATATGTCACGTCCTCCCTTGCTCTCCCTCTTGATGCCGGAGAACCTGACCTTGACGATATCACCCTCCTCGAACGGCTTCGGGCTCGAGACCGTACCAGCGTCGAGGTAGACCTTGCCGTCATGCTCGACGGCCCTGTCATTGAGGCCCTCTCCGTCTATCAGTGGTCCTGCACCGAGCCTGTACGTGTAGGGGCCGTTGCCCCTGCGATCGAGAACGATGAGGTTGATGTCCCTGTTCGGTCTCAGCACCACCCACTTGGGATGTCTTCTCTCACCGCGCATGTAGGTGCTCTTGCCATCCCTGAGCAGGATGGTCCTGTGCTCTGCCTGTAGTGTCTTGACGGCATCCTGCAGTCCCTCCTCGTCCGTGAACCTCGTGTCGTGCGGACCTACGATGATGACTTGCTCGTGACTGTCGTACTGTCCTCTGAGAACCTTGAAGCGCTCCCTGACGTTCATGTCCATGATGTCGGTGCCGTCGTAGTGCATGATGTCCATGATGTGAAGCGTCTCCTTGCCGAGGATGGCATCAAGTGTACAGTCCTTCTCACCTAGGTTCTTGACTCCCTTCTTGGCCCAGTCTGGAATGGCTCTCTGTCCCCCGTCCTCGTCGAAGGCCTTGACCCTCCCGTTCTTCTTGGTCAGGACTATCCTGTCGCCGTCGTACCACTTGGAGACGACCCAACTACCGGTGAACCCCCTCAACTCCTCCAAGTCCCTCATCCTGAATATTCTGTGCATGGGTCTGATGGGCGGCACCCACTCGGGTGAGGCGTCTGCCTTGACGATCAGGTCCGGGTTGAGCATGAACGTGGCATAGAGTCCGGCGTCTTGAATCGACTTGCCGATCATGGGTGTCTGAGACAGGGGTACTCCCATCGCATCTCCCCTGTTGGCCGGTGGATCGAACTCGGTCATACCATAGGTATCAGTGTTCATGCCGTTAAAGAGGTACCTCTGAGCGACGTCTGGGCCGAGGGCTGCGCTGATCATGTCATTGGGAACTGACACCAGTGCTTGCTCGAAGGTCTGGGTGCCGATCTGGGGCGACCCCTCGTCGAACTCGAAACCGTGTGTTGGCCTCACTCTCCATCCGTTCTGCCTCTTGGCGCTCGCACTGGTGAAGTAGTGCATGGCATTGGCTCCATCCGAGTTGAAGTCGGTGATTGGTTGTGCACCGAAGTCTAGGCGCTCGGTGGAGAACGTGCTGTCCTCATTGGCGCCTGTGTCGCTCTCGGGGTCGTAGACGACCAAGTCACGTAGGTTGTGGAGCGTCTGGTTGTGCCTGTGGCTGGCGCTCATTCCCTCACGTGCCTGACCTCTGGTCGTATCGCTCAACACTCCACCCCTGTACCTCTCGCTCTCCCCCATCCTTGTGAATGGAGTGGTGGTCACACTCCCATCGTCCGTCTTGGTGGTGTCGAGTGGTGCTTGGATGCGTCGTATCCCGAAGGCGGAGTGCTGCTCCTTCCTGTCCTTGTTGAAGATCCCTTGAATGGCCTCGCTGTGACCGTGGAGTTGCCTACCGTACCCCAATCCACCCCTCTGTTCGGATATCATCTCGCTGATTCCCTCGAGTGCCTGTTCAGGGTTGTTGGTGTCCACCTCTATGCCCATCCTCTCCGCGAGCCTCGATATGGTGGAGGTAGCCCTATCGACGTTGTTGTCCTCGAGGTACCTCAATGCCCTGCTGTAGAGGGCGTCGAAGGAGCGTATCCTGTTCTCCTGCTCGATGAGTGGGTCCAGTTCCATCAGTCTCGACTCTAGTTGCTGCAGTTGTTGAGCAACGCTCTGATCACCCTCGCGCATCCTTTTCTCTAGTCTTGACCTGATGCTCTTGAGGTTTCGCTGCTCGGCCACGAGCGGTGAGTCGGCACTACCAGCACCATGCCCGTACTGCTGCTTGATGTGGTCGTCGAGGTGGTCGTCATACACTCCTGAGTCGAAACCCATGAGGTCACCATGATCCTTTATCAGATTGTGATTCGACTGCACGATCTGGACCCTATCCTGTGGTATGCTCTCGATATATGATCGCACGTGTTGGATGTGGGCGTCGTCCAAGGGGAACCCTAGTTGCTCTGCCAACTCGCTTGGGTTGGAGCGGGAGGTGACTGGTATGCCACCACCTTGTGTGAGGCGCTCCCTCAGTTGGCTGTAGATGGGCTCGGCTGTCTGCATCTGCTTGGATATCATGTAGTCAGCGGTCATCGGCCTGACACCAACACCCTCCCAATAATCAGGTGGTAGGACATGCAACGACTTGTTGGCATCGTGGAAGAGCCTCCTGATGTTGGCATCGAACGCCGGGTTGTCAGGGTCGAGGGCCTCTGGTGGTAGGAGTGTGGCGAGGTGACGTGCTGCGTCCACTATCGACTTGAGTTCGTATTGGTGCTTGAGGTTCATCTGATCTATTCGACTCGCTGCCTTTCTCCTGTCACCTGTGGCATCGGTGGTAGAGAATGCCTGCTCGAGTTGCCTGATGTTGTCCTCGTTGAAGTCGATGCGTGAGTTCCTTGCTGGGAACCTGTCATGGATACCACCAAGCAGCGAGGCTAGTCTCATGTGCTCGATCTTGTTCCTCCTCTGCTCCCCCGACATGAGTCTGTAGTCGTCTAGGTTCATTTCTCTGCGAACGGACCCACCACCTGCGAACAAGTCCCCTACCTCACGATCCAACTCCCTATCGTAGTCGGTGATGTCCTTCGGTAGCATCATGATTCCCTTGCCGTATGGTATGTTCTTCCTGTTGCCCTCCGTCGCAGAGTCGATGAGTAGATTGTTGAGTTGGTCGATGGTCTGCTGCTTGCCATACCTCGATCCGACCTCGGACTGCTTCATACCGTGCAGGAGTCTGGCCACGGAGGGGAAAGTGACGGAGGAGAGGGCGTGGTTGAAGAGTGACGTCCCTAGGAAGTTGGAGTGGTGTTGTAGTGCGTGGGGGCCGAGGTCCGACTCGGCGGAGGGTCGCATCAGATGACCGAAGAGACCCATGTTCCTCGGATTCGGGATGATGGCCTCCTTGTTCCTGTCCACGGTCGAGATGATGCTGTCATCCCCCTCCGAGTGGTGGTCGTGAAGTTTCTCGGTGAGTATGTGCTGGTCTATGGCATGCCCACCCTCGTGGTACATGCTTGCGAAGTCACCTGCGAAGTGCTTGTCACCAAGCACGGATATGGCCTCTTGGATCTCCGTTGGTAGGCTCTCGATGTCCTTGAATGGGACGTTTGTCCCGAACAAGGAGAGGACGTCCTGTATCTCCCTGCGTCTGCTGGGTAGAAGTTTGAACTCCTTCTCCTTGTTGAGGAGGGATTGTAGGTGGGCATTGTCTATCAATGGGCCTGAGTGGTTCGGGTAGCCATGGTCGCCGGTTGGTATCTCGTTCCCTTTACTGTCGAAGCCAAGCACGTGTAGGAGGTTGTCCCTCTTCACCACGTTCCCCTTCTTCTTGCTGGCGGTGAGTGTCTCCATCTCATCTACCATGTCACCCTTGATGCCAGCCAGTTGGGATGCAGATAGGTCGGGTAGGTGCATGAATCGCTCCACGTAGTTATCGTCATCCATTTTGATGCCAAAGGCCTCGTGGAGATTGGCCATGGCCTTGTTCATGAGTTTGCCGTGACCCTCGACTTCCCTGTCGATTCGTCTCTGCTGCTCTACTGTGCACTCGTAGTATCTCCTACCGAATTTATCCATGCAGCGCTTGTCCTTCTCAGCCATCTCCGCCTTCTCCGCCTCTATCCTGTCAAAAGTGACCTTACCATCGACTAAGTACGCATGCTCGAGAACGGAGTAGAGTGCCCTATCATCGACACCTGCTCCTACATCGTATGACTGCGACCACGCGGGTGCGACGTTGTGCGGACCTGCCTTCGGTCCCCTCCTGACGTGGCTGAGCGCGTTCGCCGATGCCATCCTCATGTTTCTCTTCAAGCGTCCCATGGGAAGTCGTGTGCCGTCGTCGAACTTCACATGCTGCTCCTTGGAGTCGCTACCGTGCTCGTTCAAGTGAGACATGACCTTGGAGCGCTCCTCTGGTGAGAGCCACTGGAGACCGAGCATGAACGACAACTGGTTCAGGTAGGAGGGGTGCTTGGTGATGGATGAGGTTCCCATCCTCTCTCGTATGGCCTCTGCCTCTGGTCTCTCTGATAGGTATTCGAGGATCTTCTTGTCATCCTCGGACAACTCACCTGACTCGTCGAACTCGGGGCCTGATGTGTCCATCCACCCCTTTGCCCTGTCACTGAAGTGCTGTTGCCTGATCTCACTGCTGTCCTGACCCGCTGCGTTGTCCCGGCTCCATCTCCTGAAGTCCCTCTCGTAGATGTCGTCCTCGTGGCTGAGTATGGATTGGTCGACGGAGTCACCGAGTGGTCCGAGGAGAGGGTATGAGTAGGTGCCCTCCTTGTTCTCAGTGACGTGGGGATTGTTCGTCCCACCCATCCAGTCCTCGATGAGTCTCTCTGCCCTCTTGACCTCCTTGGATCGGGAGTTGCCCTCCTCGTCGGGTAGGAACCTCCTTGCTAGGAAGTCTATCTTCCGCGGGACCCCACTTGTCATGGACCTCTTCTCTAGGGGGTCGTGGATGGCTGACAGGATGTGCTCATCAGCCCTGCTGTGGTGTCGTGTAGGATCTGCTATTGCACTCACTGGCATGCCGTGTGACACCGATGGGTCGTTCCTCTTTATGCGACCAGCGAAGTGGTTCGTGCGTGGGAGGTGACCCTTGTGCTGTTCCCTCCTCTCTTCCCTCAGTTTCCTCTTGTACTCCGAACTGGGAACAAATCTCTCCCGTCCCTCCTGCTTGACGAGGCTGTCGCACATCATCTCACGCCACGTGAGATCGTAGTCGAACCCATGGGCCCTCAAGTTGGACTTGGCGAATATGTACTCCCGCATGGAGGAGTCGATGTCCACGTCATTGTCGACTGACTCTATGAGGGCGTCACGTGCCCTTATGAAAATGTCAGCAGCGTCCTCATACACACGCTACCACCTATTGCATCGGTCTGTAATCATTGCACCCTTCTATCGGATGGGGTAGTGTTCCGGGTAGTGCACATATCCTGTCACCCTCCATAGGGTTGACACCGCAAGCGCCACAGGGAGCCATTCTTGCTTTTCTGAAAACAAGGACGTCAATCATATCTCACGCCTCTGGTGCTCTCGTTTCCCCACCACTGGTTATCTCGTGGGTGACCACAGCCCTGTCGTGTGTGTTGGTGATTGGACCAAGTGCCTCTAGGCTGTAGTTCTCCCTTCTAGCACCCTTGTTTGCGACGTCGTCTGATTCAAGGAGCGATTGATTCGTCGTGTAGTAGGCGTTGTATGTCTGTCCGCCTGACTCGGCCATGAACTGAACGCCTCCGGGCTTCGTGTCGAAGGACTGCTCCTTGTGGTGGGGGCCCTTCTGCACGTTGCCGTACTTCATCATGCCTCCACAACCGGCCTTCATACACATCCCCTTGTCCATTTTGTCGCCGCACTTTGGGCACTTCTCACTACCTTTCTCGACTTTACCGTGAGCCTTGTCGCACTGTGCCTTTTGTGCCGCTGTGCACTCAGAGTACTTCTTACCGAAGTTCTTCATGCAGTATTTGTCCTTTTCAGCCATACTTGCCTTTTCGACTTTGTTGACGTTTCTGTCGCACTCTGCTTTCTGTTTCTCCGAGCAGTCTGAGTACTTCTTGCCGAAGCGCTTCATGCAGTACTTGTCCTTCTCAGCCATGTCAGCCTTCTTCTTCTCGTCCTTGTGGCCCTTTCCATCAGCGGCGAAGTGGGGGACCTTCTTGCCGTCGTGCTCGACCATCTGTAGTTTTTCGGCCTTCTGCAGTAAGAAGTGTGCCTTCTCTAACATCTTGATCGCGTCTGTGCTTGCATCGCTGTATCTCGGTCTTACCATCTTAGTACAACTCCCTTATTTCCCTGTGTTGCGAGGCCATCTCGTGGATCTCCTCCCATGACATCTCATGCACCTCCTCGTTGGTGTATGTGTCTAGTTGGTTGTTCGCTGTTCCCTCTGACTTGATGACAGTGTCATCCATCCTGAAGGGATCGTCTAACATGTCTTCAGAGAGAGGTGTATTGGTCCTGACGTAGCCAGCCCTCTTCAGGAGCGTGGCTGGGTTGGACATCATCTTCCTGAGTTGGTCGTTCTCTGCCCTGACCGATTTGATGTCGCTGTCCATGGACTCCATCTTGGAGATGAGAGCGTTCATGAGTCGCTCAGTGACATCCTGCTCTTCGGCCATTCAAGCACCTACTGTGGTCTGTACCCACCGAATGTTCCTGTGTGCGGCCTCATCCTCGAGTTGGTCCTCGATGAGATGATGGTGCCGGGTAGTTGCCTGCTCCTGTTGTCGGTGTTGAAGTTCGTGCCTCGCTCATTGTACTTGATCACTGGTACTCCATTGGCGAAGTTGCTGATCGGGCTTATCTCTGCCTCCTGTGACTTGGCTATGGAGAAGTCTAGGTCCTCGAGCATGAAATCACCGACTTTGAGGATTTCGTTGATGTGCGACTTCGCAAGTTCAGCATCACCGGTCTCAAGAGCCTCAGAAAGGGCTACTGCGTGGACATTCATCTTTCGAGCCATTGGGTCCATCTTCGTTAAATCCATCGTGCTCGCCCGGCCGTAGGCATGCTGCCTTAATTACACTTATGCACCACGAGGCCTTCTGGCGTTCTGTAGAGCGTTGGAGACATTCTGCCCCAGAGTATTGGTTGGACCCCTCTGTTGGACGCTCGAGAATGGTGCTCCAGCACCCATGGATGATCGCTGCTGTGGACGTGCTGGACCGCTTGGCGTCCTGATGCCGACACCCTCACCTCCGGGTTGTGATGGTGGCATGACCTGTTGCATGATGCCCGGAGGCATCCCCCTCGCTTGCATGCCACCCATGATTGGTGGTGCACCAGCCATTCCGGCCATCGGTGGCATCATCGGTGGAGCCCCTCCGGCAGGAGGTGCGCCGGGTGGAGCCCCTTCCATCTCTGGTGCTTGCTTACGATAAACAAATCGGATGTCACGTTGTCCCTCTTGGAGGAGTTCGGGCTTGTAGCCGAGCATCAGCATTCGCTGTGCGAGGTTGGCCTCCATCTCGTCCCTCCGTAGTCTGGTAATCTCGTCCTCCTCCTCGTTCGGATAGAGTGTGAGTTTCCAGTCGTGCACGTCCATCTGCCTCAGCATGCGTGGAAACAGGATCTCCGTGTACACCTTCTGACCGAACTCGACCGCCCTGTTGGTGACGAGGATCTGCATCCCCTCGTTGTTGAGCCCACCGCTCTTCCCGTTGTCGATCATGAAAACAGCGCTCACACCGTAGTAGGCTGCTATCCTGTTTCTTATCTCGTCACGCACGGAGATGTACTGCATCTCCTCCATCGTGTCCATGAACTTGACCCAGTTGACACCGCCCCTGCCCGTGGCTGACTCTATGCCGACCTTCGGGACGTAGTGGGGGTCTCGCTCCATCTTCTCGTCAACGGCCTTCCAGAACGACTTCATCGACTCGAGGTTGTCGGTCGTGACTGATATAATGCCCTTTGGTACCCTTCTCTTCTGGTATGCGGTGTACATGTAGTTGTCCATGGCTGTGAGTGTCATCGCTTGGCGCCACATCGTGTTGACGGGGCTCTTGCCGTACAACTTGGATGGGTTGTACTTGCTGACGTGAACCACCTCGCCCTTGAGGTAGTACTGCGTCTTGCCACTTCCTGCCATGTTGACGTAGTGTGCATCCTCCATCTTGGAGCCACACACCTGACATGGATCGTCCTGACCGGGGTATGAGACTTGGTCGCGGTGGATGGGGCACACCTTGTACCTACCACCACGCACACCACGCTTGTCGGACACGATCCTCATGAAGATGGGATCACCCCTGATGATCTCCTTGACCCTGTAGAACATGATCTCCGAGGTTTTCTCATCAACGAAGTACTCCTTGACGAGGATGAGGAACGCGTCATCGACGACGTTGAGGTCATGCTCTATCTCCTGTAGCACGTGCATGAATGACTGCTCCATGGAGTTCTCCTGATTGAGGAGCCACTTCGGGTAGATGATCTCGTCCGGGTCGCACTTCCTCAGTGGACCATCGCACATCTTGCAGACGTCGATCTCGTGGTTGTACTCCTCACCACAGTCTGTGCACTTCAACTCGAACTTCTTCTCCCAGTAGTACCCCCTCCTGAATATCTCCTGATTGAGTTTGGCGAGGACGGTCCTCAGTATGAGGTTCTCACGCGAGACTGCGTACAACGCCGGTATGGTGATGCCCTGAGCCAGCACCGGCTCCTGTATGCCCGTCGTGTAGAGGGGCATCTGTGGCTGGGGAGTGGTTCTCCTTCGGAATGGCCTACCCAACGCGGATAGGAATCGACTGACCCTGCTCTCGTCATCTGCCATCAAAGTCCCTCCGACCATTTTGTGATATCATCAACTGTGCACTCCCATTCGCTTAGCAGATCCTCGGCCTTCTTAGTATCATCCTTCCAATTCGAGAAGCGAACGACGCGCATCAATTGCTCCTTGCGAAGGGGGTCTTCCTCATGGATGTATTGTAGGACGGCCTTTGCCTGTGTGTCCTTCATCTTCAGGTGCGGTAGGATGCCCTTCAGGAGTTTTTCGACATCGGCCTTGGAGTAGAACTGGAGCCTGTGTTGGCTCCTCGTGCTGTTCTTGTGTATCTTTTGATCGAGTTGCAGCACACCGCAGTCGAGTGTCTTGTGCAACTGCTCGCAGTGAGCCTTGCCCCTGTCACCGGTGGCGACGAAGCCAGCACGTGCCTCACCCCTCCCTGTGATGGTGATGTACCCATCGGCGTCCAAGAACCCGGCGGCATACGCCATGGGGTCCTTGAGTATGAGCCCGTTGCCCTGCATCTTGACGAAGGTGCCCCTCGATGCACCTGATGTGATGTCATTGGCGTCCCCATACATCTTGAGGAGTTTCGACAACTTGGAGGGTGTCATGCTCTTGTGGACTGCGCCTTGTTGCATGAGCCTCTCATGGAGGGAGCGTGATGTGAGGGGTCCCTCGATGGCGAGTATCTCGGCTGACTTGGAGATGGTCTCCCTGTCCTTGCTACTGAGGCTGTCTGCCTGATGTAGGGTGGACCTCCACATCTTCCGTGCGTCGGTCTTGCTCTGCATGGCCCTCGCCCATGCCATCTGCTCCTCGTTGCCCCACACGTCCTCGAAATCATCGAGCGACTTGAGTGCTGCGTCTGCCCCCTCCCACATGTTGCATGCCTGTATGAGACCCACTTGCCTGCTGTCAGAGAATCTTCTGAGGCTCTTGAGATCCCTGTCGGAGAGACCGAGGTTGCGTATCGTGTCATGCCTGTCGTCAGCCCATGGGATGTGATCGAGTGTGGCCTTGACCTCTAGGGCCTTGAGTGTCCTGACGTCCTCGATGATCGTGTCTATCTCGGACTTGGAGTCCTTGTTGTGTCTCCTCATCTTGCGCAACTTGTCGACGAAGTCAGCGGCAGAGCAACCCAAGTGCGTCTCAAACCATCCCTCACCAGTGGTTGAGAACATGTTCTTCCTGATTGGGGCAGTGAGTTTCTCAGGCTCCGACTTGATGATCTCGAAGGAGTCAGTGAGAAAAGCGCTACCCCACATACTTGACCCCTCGATTGACCTTTACTTAACTACTCCTGTACCCTTGACAATGCAGAGGGTGGGATACCACCCGATCGAACGAGGCTGATGTTCCCGTATGGCTCTCTGTGTTGTGTGGGTGGAGGTAGCATGCTCTTGTTGACTCTGACTATACCAGCCCTAGAGGAATTTATCCCCGTCTCTTGCATCCTCCTTGCTTGAAAGTCCTGTGCCTCCTGAAGCGTTGGCCACGTGTACGACACGGAGTCCTCCTTTCTCAGAGACTGTGGGATGTGCCTGTTGGATCTCCGTGACGTTGGGCTACCTATGATGCCATTTCGCATGACCCCTTCCAGATCGAAGGTGGCATGGTACTCCGATGAGGACTTGAGTATCTTGACGATTGTGGGCTTGCCGCCCACACCTTGCCTCTTGGCTCTCTTCCTCTTGGTTGCTGCTCTCTTCTGCCCTGTCGACATGGAGCCTGATGTCTTTGGGGTCTTGCTGCTCACTTTGACGGACGGCCTACACTTTGGATAGCCCTTGCTAGAGGTCTTGGCCTTGTCCCTACCGCACGGTGGGTGCTTGCCCGTCTTCGGGTCCTTCCTCGACACATCGACCCACTTCTCCTTGAACCACCTGTTCAGGTTCTTGACAACAAGGGTATCGTGGCAGGTGCATCGACTCATTCATCTAGCCCCATGTCGTCGTGTTCTCATTCCATTCCTCTACGTATGTGGTGTTCTTCATGTATGTGGTATTCCTCATTTCTTCTTCCCCTTCTTCCTGAACTTACCTCGGCAGTATTGCACTGCCCACCCATTCGCATACGCTGATGGGTAGACCTTGAACTTCCTCTTTGCCGCAGCCTTGCCCTCCGGGCAGAGTTTCTTCTCCAACATGTCCCAAGCAGAGCCCATGCCCATGCAATGTCCACAGGTGCACGAGTCGACCATCAGATCACACCTACCATCTTCTTCAAATCAATCTTCATAAGTTGATCCGCTGCCTTTCTCTGAACAAAGAGAAGACTGTAACACGGACAGCGGGGAGGAGTCATCGAGCACTTCATGATGCCCTCTTCCATGCACTTGCATGGGTTCTTCTTGTTGCCTCCGCAACAGCAACTCTCCCGCTTCAATTTAGCCATCACAATCCGTCCATCAAGACCACGTCACCGTGTCTGTGTATTTTGACATTGTCCATCTTGTCAATGAGCGCTTTGCACTTTTTCCTGTCTAAGCCGCAGGCCTTGCAGCACTCTTCAAGACTGCAAGCCCCACCCTCTTTCTTCAAGCATTCAATAATCTGCTTCTTTTCTTTCGCCATATCTTCTTCTTTTATTAGCATATTCCATATGTCGTCAAATATCGTCATTAGCAATTCCACCTCTTCAATGCTGCACCTTTCGGTGTGAGTTTGCCATCCTTGCTGGTTGGTCCTTTCATACCACCCATGCGAGCGCAGAATGACTTGCGCCTCTTAGCCCTCTTGCTTCCGGGCTTGAGTTTGGATGGTTTGGTCGTCACCGGGGGCTTCAGGTTTGCACCTGTCTCCCTCTTGAACTTGGCACGACCGGCGGCGTTGAGGCCACCCTTCCTGTGGTGCCTCTTGGGATTGTATCCATGAAAGGGCTTGGATTTTTTCTTGGCCTTCTCGAAGTGACCGTCTAACAAGGCGAATGATGCCTGTTGCATGGGTGTGCAACAATCACAGAACTCCCATTGCATAGCATCACCTTATGGTATCATCCAAGGACTCCCGTAATTTGACTTTCGATGGTCCTTGCCTCCCATCCAGTCGTCGAATCCGGGTAAGATGTCATCAAGGAGCATGACGCTGCCCTTGAACTCCTTCGTCCCCCAGTTGGCCAGAGCGAGGCTCATCGCCAAGTCGTCATTGACACCGACGCTCTCGAGCCTGCCGTTCTTCTGCATGCCGAACCGGTTCAGTTCCTCCTCGACCTTGTGGGTGTACTGCTTGCTCCTCTCGTCACCGTATGGTAGTTTGATCTTGCCCTGCTCGAACGCCATGAGGAGCGACATGAACAGGGTCTCCTTCTTCGTGCGCGTAGTCATGAACGTGCGGATCGGTATGTCGGCCTTCATGTCCTGCAACTCCGCCTCGAACATCCGCTGGAAATTGTTGCCCTCCAGTTCGATCAGTTCCGGTTTGAATCTGTTATTAAGCAACAGCATCATGTTTCTCTGTGCGTGGCTGCCGAGCCCCTTCTCGTGAACGACATGTACGATCTGCTTGATGTCGTCGTCACCTAGGTACCTCATGATCGTCATGGCCGTGTAATCGGCGTTCTTGTCGGACGATATCGCTGGGTCCCAGCCAACAAAGTGCTGGCCCCACACGCCATCCGCCTCGCCTTGGTCGTTGTAGAAGGTCTCTGCCCTGTCGATGAGCACGAGTTCATGGTCACGTGCAGCCTCCAGTATGTCCATCGGGAACATGCTCGCAACGTCGTGGATCGGCTCACATAGGTACTCACGCGAGAATTGTATGGCTGGCATGGACATCCGCCTCTGCTCGAGGGCGTCAAGGTCCCACCGCTCTGGCCAGAGGGCGACGCCCTCGTTGTTGATGGCCGGATAAGTCTCGACCTTGAACGTCTCCTTCTGCTCCAACTCTGCATACAGGTCGTTGTAGGAGAACGGGGTACCGACCATCATCAGTCGACTCGAGTGATGCAGGACAGGGAGCAGGACGCCGTAGAACCAATCGGCTGCTCGTTGTAGTTCCGTCCCAGTAGTACCCCACAGGATGTCATCACACACGACCACGTCTGGGTGGAAGCCACGAGTCGCACCACCCACCGACTTCGCCATCATACGGCTGCCGTTGGTGAACTCGAAGTACGACTTGGCCCAAGGCTTGCCCTCCGGCTTGAGGTCCCTCAGACAGTCCGCGCTCTCTATGTTGTTGCGTATAAAGCGCATGTGCTCGAGGGTCTGCTCGAGCGAGTGTGAGAAGATCATGATGTGCTTTCCGGGGTTGAACGCCGCCAACCACAGTGCATACGACATGAAAAGCGTGGATTTGCCGTGGTCACGGGACGCCTTCACGCAGTAGTACCTGTGACCGTTGAGGCCCTTCTCCCACATCTCGTGATGGTGACTGTAGTGGAAACCCAGTATATCGGTGAAGAAGTACTTGAACGACTTCTTGGACATCTCCCTGTCCATCTCGACGACGAACTGCTTGACGCCCTCGTTGCTCATATCACGCACCCTGCACTGCACCCGATTGCTTGGCCTCGGTGTCCATGAATCTGTCCAATGAGCCTTCCATCAGTCTCTTCATTTGCTCCTCGGTTAGATTCTTGCCCTTGGGCTGTGATTGAGCAACTGCGACGTTGCCTGATTTATTGCTCTGCTGGGCCAAGACCGGCACTTGCTCGTCCTCGAAGTATCCCTCGGCTTTATCCTCGGGTGTGGGACTCTCTATCTCGGGCATGTTCCTAGGTAGTTGACTACCTGCGTATTGGTGTGTGAAGACGGTTTGGTTTGGGTCTAACCTGTTGACCCTAGCCTCCTGTGGTGTAGGTTGCCTGAATGGTTGTGGTTGTGCGACTGCGACTTGCTTTGGTTGGAACCTATGCTGTATGGTGTCTGCCCTACCCCTTTCCATTTGCCCGAATGTGACTGGGTCAAAGACGGGATTGTACTCTATCTTCTCAGGGACAGGTGGTGCAACTGCGACTGGTGCTGGTTTAATGCCCCTGCTGGCAGCACGGACACCGACCCTGCTTGCTATGGGGGCGATCGAACCATACGCCCCAGCCCCGGCACCGATGGCGCTGGTCGGCGACCTACCGGAGGCAATGGCGTCCATCATCCTATACCCGCCGTAGAGACCGGCTAGTCCCGTGCCTATCTTCTCTCCCAGCCTCATCCTCCTGTACTGGGGAGAGTCCATGCCATATCCGAGTTCCTTCGCAGCAGCGGGGGCGAGTGGCTTCTGAGGACCACTGAGGAGATTGAGGAGGCCGAGTTGCTCTACTGCACCCGCGCTACTGAGATCGGTGACAGCAGCCATGTTGCTGGCTGTCTGCTTGGGGTCGAACAACTGCTTGCGGACGAGCACCTTACTCATCGGCACCACCCCCGAACGCGACCTTGACGGCCTTGACGATGACGGGGCTCATGTTGAACGTCTTGGCGACACGGTGCCAGTCCCCCTTGGAGAAGATGATGGCGCGGACGTCGTGCTTCGTGATGCTCATCCTCTCGGCCATGAAGGAGAGGTCGTCCTCGCTGCTGGCGCTGAGCCTTGTGGATGGTAGGTGCTTGCGGACATCGTCGTCGTTGGCGGCGTCCTTGTACTGCAGGTTCTCCATCGCCTTGATGAGCCTGTCCTCGACGGGTGCGGTGTCACCACGTAGGTACTGGTCGAGCGTCTGCTGGTAAGGATCGGACAGTGTCTGCTGAAATCGCTGTTCTTGTGGGGTGATCGGACCAGTGGGTGCTGGCGCCCTTCCGGGCTGCCCTAGACCGCTCCTTGCCACATACACGCGACGCACCTGCTCAGGAGTCGCATAGCGGAATGCTTCTTGTGCTTGTCGGTATTCCTCGCTAGGAGTAATTGGTGGAGTGGAAACAGGGGTCTGTGTGGGTGTTGTTGGCTGAAGGATCTCTCCAATAGGACGTTTGACTCTTGCGAACTGGGGACTGATCTGCTGACCCTGCGCCTCTGCTATCGGTACGCCCGCCATCTCCTTGAGGTGATACTGGTCGAGGTGCTGTGGTAGTTCCATGTTCATGGGGGCTGTCGGGAACCCAGCGCTCATCCTACCGGTGTTGGGACCGGTCGGTGTCTCATCGAGCAGGGACCTGTTCGGTGTGTGGTCGTAATGATGGGATAGGGCGGCGGCTACCAATTCCGTGATGCGCCTCTGGTTTTCGACGTTTGGGTGGAGTTTTATATCCGGCCAATTGACGTCTCTCAGTGCGCTGACGCCGGGGAAGTTCTCGCTCTCGCCGAGGAGTTGCGCGTAGGCGAAGAGTTCGGCAGCGTCCTTGTGGCTGTTCTTTCCTCTTCTCTGTTGGTATGCGTTCCTCACCGGGCCCGCCTTGATGTGGGTTCTCATGTCATCGAGGGAGACACCCTCTGGTAGGAGGTTCTGCTCTTTCGCTGCCGTACGAATGTCTGTTAGTAGTTTCTCGGGGATTCCCTGTGACGTATCACCCATCATGAGGTGGAACGCACCCGGAGTCTGATACAGTTGCCTAAGAAGTATATCAGCAAACGTTGATTGAGAGAGAGTCTCTCTCAGGGTAATTGGTTCACCGGTTTTGGGGTTGGTGACAACTGCCTCGTCGAGCAGTTCCTTCGGTATCTTGGATAGGTCGAGACCCATGAGCGTACTCATGAATCTCTCATAGTTGGGGGGTCTGCCTCCCTTGCCGACACCGTAGAGTCCATCAGGCATGTGATGAAGCATCTCGTGTGAGTGTAGGTTGTCGACGGCAACACCGCCATCCGATCCCATCGTGTTGAGGAAGTTGTCACTGACCTCGCCATTCGGGCCTATGACCTGCCCAGACTGAGCGCCCCTCTTCCTGCGGCCTACGGCCATGCCGGTCTCTGGATTAAGCGATAGGGCGCCCGCGCTGATGTGACCAACACTCAACCCCTCGTCGTATCTCCCCACTTGGATACCGAGGTCCCTCGACATTATGGAGGCGAGGTAGGGGGCGAATGGTATGGCGTAGGACTCATGGAACCTACCCAAGGATGGGTGGCTTCCCCTCCCTGAGTTCGTGTATATCGTACCGAGCGTCTTTTCAGTATCCCTGACCTTGGTGTTCGATGCCTCCGATATGCTTCTGGAGTGCTGGAAGTCCATCGAGCGCAACTTCCTCCACTCATCGCTGTCCACATCGGGTAGGTTGTGATCCTCCGTGTTCTTGTGGTCCTCGTTGAATCTCTCAATCGCCTCCTGCACGACTTCGGCTGCGTTGACGTTGCCCAAGCCAGCCTCCCTGAGTTTCATGCCGACCTTGAAGATCACGCCATCGATGCCGTGCCTGTGTTGGACGCCGAACTCATCGGTGAACACAGCCTCACCGAACTCACCGGGACCGAACTGGCCCTGTGGTATCCCCAACTCACCGTAGTGGGAGAACAGTGGCCTGTCGAAGCCGTTCCTGTTCAGTGGGTTCTCCTCGGAGTGGAAAAATTCTGGTGGAGGGTTGCCATAGTAGAAGGGTTGACCGGTCACTGGGTGGACGCCGTGATTGCCATCACCCTTGAGAATCGGATACCCCTTCTTGAGTATCAGCCTCATGCCGTCCTACCGCCCCTTCCGACATCGTTGCCGATGGTGTGAGCACCGAAGTGGCGTGGGTCGTTCTTGGCATCCTCGGTCGCTCCTTCGGGACGGGACGTCTGCTTGGGTCCGTTGGCCGGATGGTTGGGTAGGTTCGAGGCAGCACCCGACGTGTCTGCATCTCCCTTGCCCTTCCTCTTACGCTCTTTCTCGCGCAGTAGTCTCTTGCTCTCTGCGAGCATGTGCCTCAGTTGTTGGACGGTAGCCCAATCAAACCGCTTCTGCAGGTCTGAACCCGAGTGCCTCGACTCGCTCGCCATGATCGGCATCGGTGGTGGAGGCGCAGGGGCTCCCATCCCCATGCCCGTTGTGCCTCCGCTCATGTTCAGATGCGGTGCGCCAGCGATCATCGGCGGGTTGATCGGTGGTGCTCTGTGTGGTTTGAGTTTGGGTTTCGGCATCCCCCTCGTGGAGTAGCCGCTTATCTGTGGTATAGAGGGGGAAGCGGGTGTTCGGACCTGACCCTGTTGGGCCCTGACCTGCTGCCTCCCTATCTGCTGCATGTACTTCCTCGGGTCCTCGAGCCTGAGAGGCTGCTTCGTCTTGATACCGCGATGCTCCATCTCGACAGCGAGGTGTGCCCTTCCAAGACCTGTCCTCTTGGTCTTGCCACCGAGTGCCCTCGACTTGAACTTGGCACGTCGGCTGGTAGCCGTCTTGGGATCGTAGCCACCAACTGGCCTCTTGAACTCGCCAGTGCTGGGCTTGAACTTGCTCTGAGCCTCCTTCTTTCGCCTCTTCGACCTGTCCTTGGCACTGGACTTCAGCAACTCGGACCAAGCGTCGTCCATCGCCTCGCTCATGGCAACCATCTCACCACGAGCGGCTCCCGGTCCCTTGGCCCCGCCAGCGAGGCTGGTGAGGAATCCGAAGTTCCCGGCAGCGCCGGTCTGTGAGTGAATCTCCCTGTCGGCATCGATCTTCTTCGAGTCGTCGATGGCATCCTCGTCGCTGTCGAGTTCGCGTAGCATGCTCGGCTTGACCTTGATGTGCTTGCGGGACCTCTCCTTCTTCTCCTGCTTGTCACGTGCGGCCTGCTTCTTCTGCTTCTCCTCGTCCTCGTACTTCGGGTCACCGGGGTTGTACCCACCCTCGCCGTCGTTGTTGCGGAACATCGTCGAGGATTCCGAGCGGGGATTGTACATTCGGGTGTCCGAGGTGCGTCCCATCATACCCTCTGTCATTGTGATTCCCCCATGTGATACTTCGCTGAGCGTGTTAGCGCAGAGGCTACCCGTTCATAGAATTGTTTGACCATCGGTGGTTCCGTGAAGCAATCACCCATGCCATGGAACTCCTGCTCGATAAGTGGTATGATCTCCCTCATCTCCTTCCTGACGGGGAACACGATCTCGGGCTCGTCAGACTCGCATATGGTCTTGAGGTTCTGGATCAGCATGGGTATCTTGGTGCCGAACTCGAGCACATGTAGACCGCTGTCACCCAAGTAGAAGTTGAATCGCTCGAAGAGAAGGGCCACGAAGTCGAGGAAGAGGGGGAGTTCCTTCTCGCTGAAGATACCGGTGTGCTTCGACTTGACCATGCCGTATCCGGGGTGGTCCTGCTGGAGCAGGTCCTTGATCTGGATGTACTGCTGCACGTCCCTCACAGGTCACCACCTGCCTGCTCGATGAGTTGGGCTCGTATTCTGCTCCAAGTCTCGGGGGACTCTTTTGACATCTCCAACTTCAGGACGTTGATCGTCTGGTTGACGGTGGTCTCGTTGGAGTCACTGCCCCAGTCGTTGTTGAGTTTGAGCATGTCCTTGAGGGACTCCCTCACCTCCTTGTGTAGCGAGACTGCGTCACGCACGAACCCGTCCTCGTGCACGGAGCCCTCGGAGAGCAGTTCGCTGAGTTTCTCGTTGAGCCTCTCGACGTTGCCCCTGAGCGTGTCGAGTTCCCTACCGACTGTGAGTGCGACCTCCACGGCTGCCGTTCTCTGGACGAGTGGTTGGAAGTGGTGCTTCATATGATGGTACACGGTTGACTCGGATACTTCCAACTCAGAAGCAATTGCCTCGCTTTCACTTCCATCCTGAAAGTATCTCGACTCGAACTCCGCACGATGCGGGTGTGAGCATATCTTGCACGACGGGTTGGCCGCCATGTGGTACTCCCCCATGTGATTTCTGTAGTGCCGGTCGGCTGTGTTCGCCCTCCAACCCATGTCCTTGTCCATCTGCTTGGCGGTCATGTCGCCGGACAGGAGCATCTCCTCGAGTTCGTCTCTTTGGTCGCTCTGGCAGAAGGCGCAGGAGCGTTTTGTGATGCGCGGCCCGCCCTCCATTGGTGGTACTTAAGGCAGCACGAAACATGAACGTTTCTTCTACATACGTGAAATTCGGGCATAAACCGCTGATAGGAATATCATCGAGCCGAAGAGTCCGACGAGGTAGAACGTGGCCTCGTTGGTGGAGAGTTCGTTCGCCCTGAAGACGAGGACACCGAGCATCAGGAGGACGAGGCTGATCAGTTGGACCATGACCATGTCAACGACGACGCTCCTCTTGGGTGACCACAGGTCGAGGCCCATGACTGCGAACTGGGATGGTATGGGTACTCCGCTCATCATGCTATCTTCCTCCCGTCAGTAGGTTTCTGGTGAAACTGCCTATACCTGTACCCACATTCTCCATGAGTCCGGGGTTGGCCATGGCCGCGTTGAGCGCACCGGCCATCATGCTCTGGTTGGCCATGGAGAGGACCTGTTGCCTCTGCATCTCAGCCTGTTGTATAACTTGGTTGGATGAGTTCTGCATATTGGACAACTGGGCCATGATGTTCTCGGCTGAGAGCGTCTGGAGGTCAGAGGGGAGCGATGATATATCGAGTTGCATCGATCCATCTTCATCGTCTATTGCGAACTTGGCGTTCTTGAGTATGTTGAGGACCGACATGCTGACGAGGGATGCGAGCATGTCCATCAGCGCTGGCATCTGTGGGCTGACGATGAACTTGTCAACGGGGTTGAGCGTCTTGAGCATGGAGTCGAGGATCTCCGTCTCGGTGGGTGGTGCGACTGGTTGGTTGTAGTACTGGTTGTACTGGTCACCGTACCCAGCGCCAGCGAACATCCCACCCAAGAATCCGGGTTGCGCTGGTTGTCCACCCATGGCGAACATGCCTCCCTGTGCCTGTGGTGCTCCGGTCTGTGAAAGGTTGAGGGTGCTCGATTGCGGTTGTTGCTGATTGTTGAATCCGAACATCATTGATCACCTATCTGTTGGTTCATGGGAGGGGGTTGTTGGTTAATTATCTGCTGGAACGCGGGTGTGGGTTGCTGCATCTTTGCCAACTCGTCTTGGAATATCCTCAGATCGAACGTGACGGTGGTGATGTCATTGAGTCCTGTCATCGGGTTCGTGTAGTGGTTGATGTTGATGCCCTTGGTCACCCTCGAGTCCCTCTCAAGCAACTCGAAGAAGGGCTCGTACTTCGCCAGCATCTCAGGAACAGGTATCTCGTCCCTCTTCATGGTGGAGACTGGGACGGTGACGATGGAGACCCCTCGCTTCACCTTGTCCTTGAACCTCGATGGCTGCATCTCCTTCTCCTTCTCCTGCTCGGCCTCCCACTTGCACAGCAGGTGGTAGAGGTGGAGGTGCTCGGGGCAGTACGTGCCCCTCATCCTCCTCCCGCTCGTGACCTTGTCCATGGCGAGGAATGCAGATGGCTCCCCAGTCACTGGGTTCTGCCAGTACATCTCCCATAGGCTGCGGCCTGTGTCTTCGTCGCATATGCGAGCGTAGAGGTTGTCGTGCTGTATGAGTTCGGAGCAGTTGCATCCGTCGACGACGCATACGTGGGTCTGCTTGTTGTACAGGTACTTCGATCCCAGTAGTCTTGCTGGACTGAATATATTCCTCTTCGCTGGGCGAAGTAGTTTGTAAGCCTGCCTGATGTCCTTGCGCCTCGCCTTCCTAGGATCTGCGTGTGTGCTTGGGTAGAAGTTGACCTTGGGCACTTCGAGGTTCTTCTGCTGGGCTATCTCCTGCATCTGCTGTTGTGCGACAGCCTGCTCCATGAGCGCTGCCCTGTTGAGTTGGGGGTTACCCTGTGCGGCGAGCGCCATGAGATGTGCCTCGTTGACGACGCCAAGTGACTGCTGGGGTGTTGAGGCCATTGGATTCGGAATTCCACCCATCACGCCTGATCACCCTCCTTGACTGGTAGGACCTTGATGTACATGGATTTTCCGTCTGTGTCGAGCCTCCAGTTCAACCGGTCTCCCGCAGCGAGAGAGAACTGCTCGACCAACCACATGGGGACCGTGGTTCTGAGGCTGTTAGAACCACCACCGGTGGAGACCAAAGCAGTATCCCCATTGGTCTTGGCCATGTGAGTCGCATCCGTTGTTCATTCAAAAGGCTATTGATGGGGTCAATCATGAGGTCAGCAAGTCAAGCATGCTTATTTCCACGTTCCAACCTATGCGTGTGGCCATGAAGGAGCGCTTGCTCCTGATGTTCGCCTTCTGCAGCCTGATCAAGTCGTCTCGGAAAGGGTCAAACACCTTGTGCTCGCCTATCCTCCCCTGCTGCCAGAGTAGTGCTGCCTTCTCGTCGAAGAACCGATCGGCCTTGTTCGCCACCAGCATAACGACCTTTGGCGAGTACTTCCTGCCCTTCCATCTGCTCCTCAATGTCCTGTATCGATAATTCCTGCTTACGAGTACGTCAACGAGGTACTTGAATCCAGCAACCTGCTCCATGCCCTCGGCTCCCCCCTTGAACGCCCTGTCGTCGAACATGTAGACGACGGCCTCAACTTGCCTTGCCACCATGTCATCGACCCACAGGTTCCAGAATCTCTCTTGGCCTCCAACGTCACTGGAGTTGACGACACGCTTCTCCCCCTTCCAACTGATCCTCTTCTTAGATGCCCTCGGTAGCATATAGCGATTCAGAATGCGGAAGTGGTTGGTCCTCTCCTCCTCGGGGATATCCTCCATCTCACCGGGGGTTGTCATGTAGCGATCGAGCGTCGTCTTGCCGACCATACTTGTACCGTAGATACCAACGCTCCTCGGCTTCCAAGCGTTGTAGAGGTGCTGGCCCCATAATGCTGCGCCGACCAGAACGCTGCCTGTCGCCGACATCCTCGATCAACCCACCAGATCAAGGAGCCATTGGGCGAGATCCTCGACCTTACCAGCAGCCCAATCACCCGTTGACTCCCAGATCGCTATGTCGGTGTAGTACTCCACGGCACTGGTACCAAGCACACCGATGCCGAATGCGATGAGCGTCCGTACCCATCCTATGCCCCATTCGTAGACGTTGTCAACGGTATTCGCCAGATGCATTGCGCGGAGGGTCTCCTCCACGGAGTCGTCCTTCGGGGTCTTGAATATCTTGCCCATCACTTGTCACCTCGGACCTTCTTGTATCTAAGGTCCGGGGTGCCATCCTTCTTTAGGGGTATGCCATTCTCATTCACTCCGAGGTTCAATGAGGGCGTGACGGAGGCCTCGTGGACCGGTGTGCCGGGGTTGAACGTGCTGTGCATGTCGCTGCCTAGGTTCAAACCGTCCCGTGCTGCGCCAGTGGGGCTGAAGCCACTAGGCACCTTGCCGGGATTCTGCTCCATCCACCTGAGTTCCTTCTCCAGTTCCGCCTCCGCCTTGCGCAGTTCCATCTCCGACCTCCTCTGATCGAAGTTGGCCTGCATGTTGCGGAACCTAGATTGCTGCGATCTCTGCATCTCGTTGATGCGAGCCCGCTCCTGCAGGTTTCTCTCAAAGAACATCTTGAACATGTAGTAGGCGAGCCCCTGCACTGCAAAGGCCCCCATTCCGTAGTTCAGTCCGTTCATCCAGACATCGTCGTTCACTAGCCATAGTTCAGAGTCGAAGATGGCGACTGCCACTCCGATGAGTGCCGACTGGCTCAAAATGAGTCCCATGAGCCTTATCTCGGCGTCGTTGTTGTCTTGAGACATAGTATGACCCCTGTTGAGGGCAACCGTGAGGTCAACATAAAGGTATTGTGAGAAATGTGTCTAAGTGTCTAATGTATAGTCTATACATATAGAATAATACTTACTTGTAGAGTATATCGTACAGATGAATAATCGGACGAATCGGAATCATCCTACTGCATGTCCCCTGACCAGTTGAAGTCGGCTGGTATCTGAGTTAGGTACTCTGGCCTCACGCCTTGTGGGTAGAACCCCTCCTCCATCCAGTCTTCGGTTCCCATCGTCACAGTTGGATCATACTCCCTGTCTTCGCTACGAGAGCGGCTTACACCCTCCCTGACACCCAGCACCATTGGTTTGACCTTCGTTCCATCCCACCCACGTTGGTCGACTGCCTTTGCATTGGCATACCTCCTCGCTATCTCGTAGTCATCGCTGACATAGGCACCATGCCCATGTACGCCTCGCTTCGGCCTGATACCAGCGGGATCAGCCATGATCATCTGCGCCACCGGCTGGGTCGTGCCATGGAAGTGCATGACGTGTGAGCCGTATGGGCTTGGGAGGTCCGGGTGAAACTCACCGAGCGTGGTCTGCCTCTTGAGCAAAGTCCATGCTCGGTCGAAGGGGCTCATCATACCACCCTCAGCGTACCCCGGTCCTTGAAGTGCCTCGCCCTGTTCGCATGCTCGGGCTCAAGCGTCAGCCTCCCACCCTGCGTGTGGCTGACGTCCATGTGGTCACCAGTGCCGTAGATGCCCCTCTTTCGTCTCTCAGCGTGGAGTTCGCGCTGGTACTTTCGCCGCTCGGGCGTCTTCTCGTACCGCTTGTCGTACTCCAACTTGCGCCTCATCGCCTCTGGCGACTTGCGCTCCTTGAGCAACCTGAAGGCGAGTGCCATTGGCTCGCCGGTTCGCACGTCGTAGATGGAGGAGGGTGGTTGAATGAGGTCCTCGTAGTTCTCCATCAGCGCTGCCTGTACTTTGCTGGGTATAGTACTACTGCCAATCGGAGCCCCCGTGTACGCGTACGTGGGCTGGATGGGCTTGTTAGGGTTGGCTGGGGTGATAGTGATGGGCATGATGCCCCTTCCTGACTCGACACGAGGGTTGTTCATCACCTGATACACGACACCGAGGTCCCTCGGTCTCATGAACAACTGGTTCCGCCTCCTCTCTGGCATGGCAGCAGCCACGTCCTTCTTTGATGCGGCGTACGTCTCACCGGGTCGAGACAGGTACGACTGCAGGTACAGCCTGTCATCAACGCTCATGTCATCAAAGAGTCCCCGGCTGGCGAGGAACTCCGCGAGTTCGAGCGATCCCTGATACGGGTCCTCCATCGACTCGGAGATGATCTTGGGATCTTTTATCCTCCTCTCAATCCTCTCCTGTATCTTCTGCGACCCAGCCCTTCCGGGGCTCATAATGTACTGGTAGGGCTTCTTTCTCCTCTCCCTGAGTGCAGGTAGAACGGCGCTGCTGAACGTGCTTGTGCCGGGGCTTGGCCTCATCACGACCGCTTTCTTGACGCCGACCGGCTTAGAGCCGTACTTCTTCGTCCACCTCTCGGCTATCTCAGGCTCGTTTGCGAACATATACCGTCTCTGCTTCTCTGAGCGGAACGGCATACCCATCATCTTCGTGCTGACATCATCATCGTGAGTTGGTTGTAGAGTTGCTCGGCCTGCATCTTCAACTGCAACTTCCTCTGTGGGTCCTGCTCCATCTCAGCAGCGGCATCGAGTTCGTTGACCCTCTGTCGGGCAGCCTGCAGGTCCGTCATCATGGACTGGCTCGCTGGCACTCCCATCATGTTGTAGTTCTTGATCAAGGACCATGCCATGTCGAACGCGTCGTCGGATCGCTGGATCATCTCCGGTTCTCTCGGCTTTAGTGGGATGATGTTGCGGGCCCTCTCTTGTGGCCTCCTCGACATAACTGCTTCCATCTCCTCTCTCCTTCCATCATAGTTGGTTCCCGGCCTGACGTCACTGGTCTGCGTGTATGGGAGACCGTACTGCTGCGCTATCATCGCTAGGGTGGTTGGATCTAAGCGCCCGAATCCACGCTGGGCCAGTTCCTTCTTCTTCTCGTCCTTGTCAGGCTTGGCCGTGTCCATGGGTGACTTCGGTGACGGCTTGCCGACGGCGATGACCAGAGTCATGCCCTTCTTGCCCTTCATGTCCTTCATCTTCTCATCTCCTGCTCTCGCGTCATTCGGCTGACCAAGGCCATAAGTTGCTCGCGTGGCATGTTCATGAGCCTCTGCTGCATCATGTCCTCGTCGAACTCCGGCATCTCGTCGAGCATCTGCGTGAAGTCATCCTGCTCCTTGGCCTTGGCACGGGCCAATTCCTCCGGTGTCATCTCCTGTGGGTTCTGGGGGTCGTCCATGTAGCCCCTGTCCGTACTGTCGTACGCTGCCTTCTCCAGTTTCTGCCATGCCTTCTCGAATGCTGATGTCATCTTGATCTCGCCACCCTTACTAACCCTGTCTGCCTTCTCATCTTCGGACGAACGTTTCCACGATCGACTTGCCTCTTGTACTTCGCCTTCGTCTTGCGAGTCTTGACCTTCCTAGCCTGTCGCTGAACCTTGGCTTGCGCGACTTTCCTAGGCCTTTGGGAGATGTATGACTCGCTCGGGTAGCCGAATTGGCCTTTTTGACCTTTGATAAGGTCAAAGCAGACGTCAAACGATTCAGCAATGGCGACTCACCTAGGAGGTCATACACACCTAAAGCATTTTACAGTTGCGCACACTCCGGTTTGACGTGGCGGCCCCAAGTGTATTCCCATATGGTCGTTCAGTTGGTGTTATCCGCTCCTTTTCAGGGGTCGCCACACCCGAGATAAGGAAGTATGCTTTCGCCCCTGCAGTCGCAGCAGGTATCAAGGGAGCGCTCACCAGTAGGGCCGCTGCCATGGGGGCAGGTGCCCTCGCAGGCTCCAAGGCTACCAAACCGCTCTTCATGCGAGAGGGTGCGGAGGAGGCAGGTGACTCCGCCTTCGAGAGGCTGAAAGAGGCCAACCAGAAGCGACAGGAGCAGGAGATGATGGAGCAGCAGGAGCAGGAGCAGATGAGTCAGCGATCACGCTCCGCTACGAATCCAGCGTCGACGAATACCACTCAGTTTTCCTGATATGAAGCGCGTCAGGCGCTCCGTGAGGGGCGTGTCGGTGATCGACTCAGCATACAGGCGAGCCGCCTCGAGCCTCGACTTGCTGATGAACTGCTCGATCTCGATGCCGTAGAACTCGGCCCAGTCCACGATGTACTCGGTCGGCAGGTTGCCGAAACTGCCCGGAACGAACGGACACCCACCAAGACCGCCTATGCTGGTGTCGAACTCCCTGATACCAGCGAGGTACGCCGTCGTCAGCAGTTTGTCGAAGGTCATCCTCTTCACCTGTGGCTCGTGCAGGTGCAGGGCGAGGTTGTCCGTGTGCCGCTTCGCCATCTTGATCACCTCGGTGAGCCTGCTCTCCGTGGCCATGCCAGCCGTGTCCGCGAGCACGACCGTCGAGCAGTTCTCCTTGCACCACACGATGCAGTCCTCGAGCGCCTTGGTATCCCAATCGCCGAACGGTGAGTCGAACGCGAGGCTGATGTAGCCCCTGACGCGGCTCTCATCGATGCCCTCCAGCGCCTCGTCGTACCGATCAAGCACCTCTGACAACTCGAACGTGCCCAGATTGTCGTTGAGGAACGTTGGCGAGGGGCTGACGTAGATGTTGAGGAACTCGGCACCCACGCTCTGGGCCATCTCAACGCCCTTCTTGTTGGGAACGAGCACGGAGAACGCATCACGCCCCCCTACCTTATCAAGCAGCAACAAAAACAGGTCCTTCGAGTCCCCCATCTGCGGCACGTGCTTCGGATTCACGAAACTGCCGATCTCAATGCGGTCCAGACCCGCATCGAGCAGCAACTCGACGAGGTTGGCCTTGTTCTCGGTGGTTATGTCGCCCTCGAGGTTCTGCAGACCGTCGCGTGGACCCACCTCATACAGGCGAATGACCTCCGACATGACCTTGCGGAATCATCTCTGGACATCAATGTACCGGGCGAAGAGCATACTGGCCTCCTCCTCCATGATCGGGTCACCGCTCGTCATCGCCTTGGTCAGCGTGGACATGATCAGCGACTTCTCGGCCTCCGTGAACTTCATGCCCTGTGGCTGGGTCTTGAGCATGAGCCATGCCCTCACAAAGGGGTCTGTGGTCTGTGCCATCAGTAGTAGTGGCATGGCTGTTTTATATATGAACCCAGCGACTGCCTGCATATGGGGTCCATAGCGGGGTCAATGTGCAAGATCGTGATCGACGCACTGATCGACCTCGGCATCAAAATCGGCATTCTGGCGGTGTTCCTGCTCACTGCAGCGGGCTGGGTTCTGACGCAGTGAGGTGCTGGCCCTGATTGTAGAAGAGGGTGAACTCCGGCATCATACAGGGGCAGGAGGGGGCTCGCTACTTGAAAATTTTCAAAATTTTTCGGAAGGGGCCTCCCACCGAAATTTTTCTGCAGCGCTGCATGGGGTTATAAGGAGCCGCTAAAGGCGGCGCTAAACTATCCCTCCGGCTAAGCCCCTTGGCGCTAAAGGGTACTGCGCCCCTGCCCCCACCCCGCTAAAGCCCAGCGCTAAAGGGTCGTCGGGTGGGTGTGGTGCTGGCGTGGGGTGGGTGTGGTGGCGTGTGCGCACAGGCTCGCAGTACAGCGGTTTTGCAGGGGGGTCGGGGCTAGGCCACTGCCACACCCACACCACACCGACCCCGAACCGACCCCATCGTGCGGCTACGCCTGTACGAATGGCCTTGGCAGTAAGCCGAACCCACTGCGCCACGTTCACCCTCCCATCCATATGGGTAGCACTGAATGATGCCTCCTTTGACACGCCCACGCTATACGCCGCCGCTATACCCACACGTGGGGAGTCGGTCCACCAAAACCG